CGCAGACACTTATCTTTCTGCATTTGAAAAAGCACAAAAAGATTTTGAAGAGGCAGAAGCAACAGTAAGAGCCCTAGAACAAGCCTTATCTCAACTGCCATCCAGCGGGTTAGATGATATAGATGCTAGAGTAGACAATTTAAATGAAGATTTAGTATATGCTAGACAAGCGTTGAAATATTATGGTGATGCATTAGCAGATGCAAAAGTTAAACAAGCAGAACTAGATGAAGAATTACGTAGAGCAGGTTTAACTGAATATCAGCGTTACTTAGAAGATATAATTGAAGCGGCAAAAGAAACTGTAACAGAAACAGAAAATCAAGCACGTGCTGTAGAAGAATTAAAACAAAAAATGATTGCTGATCCAGATCAAGCAACCATTTATCAACAAGCAATCGATGATATCTTAGGCACAAAAGATGCATATGACCAATTACGTGATAGTATTGGCGACATCGAGGGCATGGATGATTTTGAAGCAGTACAATCTGCTATTAATCAAGCATTTGAAGACGGTAAAATCAGTTTACAAGAATATAAAGATTTATTACCTACTTTACAAGACAAATTTGAAGAACTTAATCCTACATTAATGGCTTTCTTTGAATCTGTTGAGCAAGCAGGTAATGCATTAGCAGATAATCTTGCAGAAGACTTAGTAGAAGGTAGAGATGTATTAGATTCATTTAAAAACTTCTTTAAAAGTATCGTAAAACAAATGATAGCAGAAGCAATTAAATTGTTACTCATAAGGCAGTTATTAACAGGTATATTTGGTTTGTTTGGTTATGCACCGACATTTGGTGCTGGCGCAACTGTAACAGGTATTTCTAAGATACCTATCCCAGGTAAAGCATCAGGTGGTCCTGTAAATGCTAATTCACCTTACATGGTTGGTGAAAAAGGACCTGAATTGTTTGTGCCTAGCACATCTGGTAATATTGTACCTAATGATCAACTAAGTGCAGGTGGACCAGTAACAAATAATTACATTACAAATAATATTAATGCAGTTGATGCTAAGTCAGTAGCACAATTATTCGCAGAAAATCGTCAAGCATTGCTTGGCACAGTAGAATATGCACGTAAAGAAACTGCATATGGTGTATAATAGGAAATAACGATGGCAGGTTTACAAACAATTATAGATTACTGCAATGGAATGACGATAAATCGTAGGAAAGTTGTTGGATTGCAAATTACACGTAACGAAATACCAAGATTATCGACAACTCCAACTAAAAATCCATGGAAAATTACATTAGACATGCCTTCTAGTTTGAGATATAGTGATGCACGTGCATTAATGGAAGCATTAGATACACTAGATCGCACAGGATACGAAGATATTACGTTTTCTAATAACTCTTGTTTAAATTGGATCTTTAGATATCAAGGAACAATGTCAAATTCACAAGTATCAGGTATTAGGGTTGATGATTTTACTGGTACTGTACTAACATTAACTAATTTACCTGCTATTGCATCAACAAGAGTGTTATTTGAACCAAATGATTTAATTCAGATTGGAAATTACCCCTATCCTTTTACATCAACAACAAGAATTACACGTGGTACAGGTTCAACAGTACAAGTTATTACACACAGACCAAATATTATTACTTCTGCTGTTATTGGCGCAGGTATAACAGTAGGCAATGATTGTACATTTAGAATGTTTTGTCCTAACATGCCAGTTTATAAATTAACACCCGGCGGTACAAAATATACAAGCGGAATAAAAGTTAATAATGCTTTACTTGAATGGTCTGATGCATTTGAATTATATGAATACGTAGGAACAAGTTAATGGATAATATACCAGCAGTAGCAAATTCACCACCACAGATTAACAGTGCAGAATTTGTAAAAATAACAATTTATAATGATTATACTGACCCAACAGATACAACTGTTTTTACAGCATGTTCATCGTACCAAGATGAAACGATTGATGGTACTGTGTTCAATGCCGCAGGTGGTTTATTAGCAGTTGGTAGTCAACAAAAAGATATTCGTGTTACTAGTGCAGATACTACAGTTGCACTAAGCGGTTTTACATCAGGTATTATTGGTACAGTATTAGGTACTAAGATTAGGGGAAGTAAATTAGAAATATGGCGTGGCTTTTATAATGATCAAGGCGTATTAACAAGTAATGCTAAAAGATTTACAGGTATTATTACTGGTTATAACATTGCAGAAGACAGAGCAGATTTAGATGATAACTTTACTATTGCAGTTAGTGCAAGTAGTTATAAAACTGTATTAGAAAACAGATTAGCAAGTAGAAGAACAAACCCAGAAAGTTGGGAGTCATTTAATCCTAATGATAGTTCGATGACAAACATTTATTCTATTGCTACACAAACGTTTGACTTTGGTAAAGAACCAAAATATACATCTACTAGTGGCGGAGGCGGAGGCGGAGATCGCTATGGTCCTGGTGGAGGGGGCAGAAAGCAAAAATAATGATACAAGTACGAGAAGCAAACAAGTTTGACGTAGAATACTTTATTGATTTAGTGCATCACGTAGCAAGTGCAGATCATATCATGGCTTATAACCATGGTGGTTTAGATAGTGACTATTTGAATCAACTATTTGCAGGTATTATTGCTGGTGCAGGCGTAGCAGTAATTGCAGAAGACACAAAAGAAAATAAAAGTGTTGGTATGGCAGTTGGTATGATTTCTCCTGCTCTTTGGGCACCTCATATCTATAACATGGTGCAAATTTTATTATGGACTGATGAAGAATATCGTAAAACTAGAACAGGATATAAATTGCTAAAAGCATATGAAGACAAAATTGAAGAATTAATGAAAAACGAAAGAATTAGATATAGCACTATTTGTGCATCAGAGCCATTGTTTGATACTGACTTCGGTAAATTCGATTATACAATGGATGAAAAAGTTTGGATAAGGGGAGCATAAGATGCCACAGGCGATACCAGTAATTATAGGTGCAATTAAAGCGGCAATTGCTAAAATTACCTTATCGGCAGTTATTACGTTTGCTGTTAAAACAGCGATTGTATTTGGTGTAAGTAAATTACTAGCAAAAAGATCATTAGGTGGATTTGGACAAGACGATGCAGGCGCACGTGTACAATTACCACCTGCATCACAAAATATGTTACCTGTAGTTTATGGTAGAGCATTTGTAAAGCCAACTATTGTAGATGCAAAGATATCACAAGATCAAAAAACAATGTGGTATGTTTGTGCATTAGCAGAAGTTAGTGACAATCAAGGTGGCGGTGGAGGATCGTATACTTGGGGTGATTTTTATTGGAATGGTGCTAAATGTAATTTCGGACCGCCCTCAGGTATATATTTTTCGCCTTCAGTAAGAAGCACGACAAATAATGCAGGACAAACCGATAATAAAATGGATGGATCAATTTTTATCTATCGTTTTCCTAATGGTAGTGCTAGTGGTCAAACATCAGGTGGATTAGATGCTAGAACTTTGCTTAGTAATTCGCAAATACCTGCAAATTTAAGATGGACTGGTCCTAGTTCAATTTATACAACCGGAGACAATGCTGGTAAATCAGCAGATATGACTAATTGTTGTTTTATTGTTGTTGAATTGCGTTATAACCAAGATGCAGACATATTAGGTCTTGGTGAAATTACAGTAGAATTAATCAACAGTATTGACAAGCCGGGAGATGCAATCAAAGATTATCTATTAAATGACAGATATGGTTGTGCTGTCCCTATAGACAGCGTTGATACTGCATCATTAGATGATTTAAACACATATTCAGACGAGTTGATTAACTTTTTTGATGTTAATGGCAATCCTGCACAACAACCACGTTATCGTATTAATGGACCTGTTAATACAGCACAAAATTGTTTGCAAAATTTACAAGATTTAGTAGATGCATGTGATTCTTGGTTACAATACAGTGATTTAGAAGACAAATGGAAAGTTGTTATTAACAAACCATATGATGAAGCACCAAATGCTGTGCCTACAAGTTCATTGTATCATGTAATTAGTGATTACAATGATAATTCAAATTTAATAGGTGGTATTGATATCAATCCTATTGATTTAAATGCAAGTTATAACATTGTGCAAGTTGCATATCCAAATACAAATGTACGAGATCAAACAGATTACGAAATATTTGATTTTACTGATCCTGCTACTGCTTGGTATGGACCTGGATTGTTAAGTCCCAATGAACCTACTAACAAACTTGATTTTGAACTACCGCAAGTAAACAATTACATACAAGCCGCATATCTTGGTGTGCGTAGATTGTTACAATCACGTGAAGATTTAACTATTTCGTTTCAAACAGACTATTCTGGTATACAAATAGAAGCAGGTGATGTAATCAGAGTTACATCTAATGAATATGGATGGAATGCACCAACTTTCCCTGATGGCAAACTGTTTAGAGTATCACAAGTACAAGAAGTAAAAGACGAACAAGGTAATCTTTATGCAAAGATAACAGCATTTGAATATAACGATACTATCTATAGCGATAATGCGTTATATGATTACGTACCTTCAGAAAATACAGGCTTAGAAGACCCAAACATTATTAGTCAACCAGATGCACCTAGAATTTATCTAAATGAATATGGGTCTATTGCTAAAATGGAAGTTACAGCGGCTGTACCTACTCAAGGTCTTGTAACTAATTTAGATTTTCAATATGGTTATAGTAGTGATGTAGAATCTCACATACTTTATGAAACTAGGGGCAATGCAAATGGTCAACCCTTACAATCAGTTGTAGGAACTGGTACTGGTATATTAGCCATAGGTCAACAATATAGTATTACATCGTTAGGAACAACAAATTGGACTAGCATTGGTGCAAAAGAAATTGATTTGTCATTGGCTACAGTACCCGATGGATTTTTAACAGTTGGTAGACGTTATATTATTACTAGCATAGGCACAACTGATTTTACTACTTGGGGTGCGGCAGCAAATACAGTTGGTTTTATTTTTACTGCAACAGGTATAGGTGATGGTACAGGTACAGCATTAGAAACAGATTTTGTTGCTACTGGTACAGACCCAGGTACAGGACTAGTGCAAAATATCTACACTATTGACGTAGTTGATTTACCTACTGGAATTTATTACTGGTCAGTTAAAGCAAAAAATGATTTAGTAGGAATAAACAGTAATTCAAGTAATGCTGTTCCTTGGGCAGGAGAAACAGTTACTAACTTTATTTCAAATACTGTTTGTAATGCAAACAGTTCAGGTAATATTGTTACATTCTCTCCTGCTGACGATGATATCCCTGCAGGCGGAAATATTAAAATAACAAATGGTGATGGTTCACTTGATCCTAATACCTATATTGCAAATATTATTAGTAATACGTCATTTGAAATTACTCCAACTCCTTTCCAAGCACTGAGCAATGCTTGTATAGAAATTACTGTTTTAGATCCTGATACGGGTAATACTGGAGGCGGCGTAGATGGTAATAGTATCCAAGATGGCACTCTTACTTTTGATAAATTTGGTAATAGCATTTACGTAGCCGCAAATATTGGCGGATATTCTTTCCAAACATCAGATGCAGGTAATGTTGTTTATTATCCACCCTTAGATGCAACAGGATTTGGTAATATTATTGGTAGTAATACTGCAACACCTAAATATTTTTCTAATGTACAATACAGCGGTTCAACTTTAGATCCATATCCATTTTATCAAGTATCATCATCAACAGCAGATGGATATTTAGATAATAGTACAGGAGTCTTTTTTCCACCTTTAGCCGCACAGTTACAATTTTATAATGGATTTAAAGACTGGTATGTAGCAGAATATGTTGATTTTAATGGTGTAAGAATCCCAGAAGATGAATTTGTTCTATTTGAATATGACGCTCAATATGTTGCTAATGTTGATTGTACTGTACAGTTTGCACAATTTACTACTTCTGCTATAGACCTTAATAAGATATTAGTAGATACTGAAAGTTTTGATACTATAGAACTTAAAGCAAATGAACCAATAAGAGTTGATTTGGAAAGACGTATTGCTGTACAACTTACGGCCGGACCTCTTAGTACATATGCATATGGTGGTGGTTATGTTCTTAGACAATTAACATCTGGAGCAAACGTTATTTGTGTAAAGGGAGAAATCACTGCATACAAAACAAGAGGTTCTTAATGAACACTACTACTGAAAAATACATTAACGAATAAATACAATATTAAAGGAACACAACAATGAGTTTATTATTATCAGGCGCTAAAACAATGACTTTCGCTGGTACTGAGATGCAGTGCCTCGAAATTTACACTGGTGAAGCATATACTATCGATTTACAATTCACAGATGCAGGGGGATCGCCTGTTGATGCTACTACTTGGACACTAGATGCTTCCGCAAAGTTTTATCAAGTAGATAGTGTTACTTATGGTTCAGCACTTGCTGGAAATCCAGATGAAGTTATTTTAGGTAACATTACACTTGATAGTCCGCAACCTACACCAAGTGGTTATGCAAATTTAACAGCGACTCTTACAACACCTGCTTCAGGTTTAGGATATCTTTATGTTCCAGAAGAAATAGCAAATGGCTCAGGATCGCCTAATCCAACTCCTATTCCCCCATTACATGATGGTTTAGCAACACCATATAGTGTTTTAGTCATTATTACATTGGGTATAACAAGACCTAATGCAACTAGTTCACAGGACGATTATCAAAAGACCCCGCTTGGATTTATAGTAAGGTATCAGTAATATGCCACAAATCAATGCAAATATTGTAGTTGAACCAATACAATTAACCGTTGCTGATACATCATCTGTATTAACAACAACAGTAGATAACATTACTTTAGGTGTTTATACTGCTACAGGTGTAACTAACCCTGGTGGCAGTGATGGTCAATTGCAATATAAAAGCGGTGTTTCTTTTAGCGGTCTTGCAAATAGTAATGTTGATGCAAATGGAAATTTAGTTTTTACTAATATTTCTAATGTTAAAATTCAAGGTGGCACTAATGGTTACTTTTTGCAAACAGACGGTACAGGTAATTTAACTTGGGCCGCTGGTGGCGGTGGCGGTGGTAATGGCGTACCCGGAGGTGCAAATACTCAAGTACAATACAATGATGCTGGCAATTTTGCAGGTGCTGTTGGATTCACATACGATAGTGTTACAAATGATGTTGCTATTGGCAATAATTTATCAGTTACTAACGATATTAGTGGTGGAAGTTTTACAGGGGACGCCGGGAATCTTTCTAATATTACAGGTACAAATATAACCGGGCCATTAACTTCACTAACTGTAACAACTACCTCAAATTTAAATTCTATCAGTAATGTAACAATTACAGGTGGTAGTAATGGTCAGTCTATTGTTACTGATGGTGCAGGAAACTTATCTTTTGCAAGTATTCAACCAGGTAATTGGGACAATGTAGCAAATATTGATGTCGGTGAAATGTTTATTGGTAGAACATCATATTTTGTTAATAATGTTTTTGCTCCTGGAAATACATTTACTTCTAGTGCAGAAATTGATTTAGCAAATAATTTTGCTAATACATTTGCTAATGTAACAGGTAATGTTGGCGAATTAGGATATAATGACGGTAATTTTTGGACAACCAGTTTTACTGGAAATTCTGTTGCAACTACTAGAACTGGTGTTGAATGGGTCAATTATGCAACAGGTATTAACGCAAAAAAACCACCTTTAAAAGGCAACAGTCAATATGTAATTTTTAATACCAACACAGATAAGGCGCAAGTAAGCACTGATAATGGTGCTACTTGGGCTAACTCAGGTAATTTACCTAATTCAGGTTCTTGGAATGATATAGCATATGGTGGCGGTGCATTTATTGTTTGTACATCGCAATTTGGTTACCCTTATGTTGCAAGATCAACAGACGATGGTAATACTTGGAGTCAAGTTCTTGTTAGTCAACAACAAAACTGGACTACTGTAGAATATGGACCAGCAAATACATTTATGATGTTAGGAACCGGCGGAGCAAATACTTTAGGTAAATTGAGTACAGATGATGGCGCTACTTGGGGTAATATTACTGTACTTGGTGGTAATTGGAGTGATTTAGTATATGCCAATGGTACTTGGGTAGCCGTATCTTCAAATTTAGTTATGAGTTCTACTGACAACGGTAGTTCTTGGTCATCAGTATCATTTCCTGGTGGCAATTTTACAAGAATTACTTATAGCGACCCTTATTTTGTTATTACTGAATCTGTAACTGATGTAATAAAATATGCAACTGATCCAAGTGGTACTTGGTCTACAGGTAATAGTGTACATACAGGTGGGTATATTGCATCAAATCCTAGTACTACGCAAGTAATGGTTTCATCACAATTACAAGCACAATATGTTGGATTAGCGGCGGCGGAAACTTTGTATGTGCTTACAACAGATGGTAATATAGCAAATACTACAGCAGTACCTGATGGAACATACAGAACATTAGGTGGCATCGGTGGAGATAACGGCGCACTTTGGATACGAACAGCATAGAATAAATACTGTATAATAAAACGCCCTACAACTGCGAGACAGCATGGTAGGGAAATCAGCGAGACAGCGAGGAGAAGATTATGGCGAAGTTTAGCCAAAACACATTAAATCAAGTTGCTGGTTTTGACGGGCAAATCATTGCACAAGAACTAGTATACGATCAAAAAGACTTTTGGAATTTCTCTTGGGCTAGTGACATCACTTACACAGGTGGATGGGTCACAGGATCTACTCCTGTTGATTTAACTGGCGCAACGATAGATGCACAAATTATTCGTAGAGGCATCACAAATTTTAGAGACAGCAGAACAGGATTAGATTTTACA